CATTCCTGAGCATGAAGAAAACTGCTCAACTTTTAACCTACGAAAGACAAGCGATGCACGAAACAGTAGATGTAACCAGACAACAAAGATTATTCACAACGCTAAGAATACTACACGAATACGGAGAGATAAGGGAAATAGAACACATTGAAATGTTTGGAGATGCCGCAAAGGAAATAGCAGAAGCACAAAGAATAGACTTTTCACATATGGGATACGCAGTAGGGGATTTAAACAAGACATCAAACGGAAGCTCAGAAGCCGAAGACGACTACACCAAACAGCAAGAAAGACTACTAGAAAAGCTTTCAAACTGGCGCAAAGAAGCAACAAGGCTAGAGGTTTCAGTATGCTATGACTTAGGAGTATTCAATCTAACAATAGAAGATTCAGCCTTTAGCAAGCTCAAAGCACCACAGGAAATAGCAAAGATATACCATGCAGGGCTAAAGAAATGGCAAGATGTTAATTTTAAGGTTGCATAGAATTTTAAATTAGTGCAAAATACTTGTTGAGAACGTGCAACTAGAATTTATTACCGCCAGAGCTAACGCTTTAGGCGGTTTTTTCATGGAGAAAAAAATGACAAATTACATTAATTGGATTGAAACAAGCCAGCCTATCAAGGGCGACTTGCTACCCGGAGAAGGTAACGCAGTAGCTAATTATGAAAGCCCTGCAACAACAGTAGCAAGTGGAGCCGCACCAAGAGGTGCTGACTATGCAAGCGTATGGGCAACCGTAGCCTGTAAGGTAGAAGCAAGTAACCTAAACCTAGATAAGGTACGTGTAAGTAGTGCAGAATACGCATTACCAGCTAATACAGTTATGACAGTGTTTAACATCACCGAAGCCACAACCATTACAATGACAGACTTATAGGCCAACTTTGTCCAGCCTTAAGAGGATAATGCAAGGGGAAACCCGACACTATGAATAAATTACATAACCGTTTGAAAACATTATTTAGTTTTGAAAGATATCAAAATGCCTAGCGGGGGAAAAAGAGCCAATTCAGGTAGAAATAAAGGGGAAGCGGATGGCCCTAAAAGACACCTTCAAAACCTACTAAAGCCCCATGCAGAAACAGCTATTAAAACATTAGTAACAAACCTTAGTGATGATAGCCCAAAGATAAGACAAGACGCGGCTAAAGAAATATTAGATAGAGCGTATGGAAAAGCACCAGTTGCAATAACAGGTGAAGACGGCGGCGACATACAGATAACACTTAACAAAATAATACATAGTGCCACAGATTGAAGTTGAATATGGCTCTGCTGATTGGGCGCAAGCATTAGATAGAAAATACAGATATATATTTATAAAGGGTGGGCGTTCTTCAGGTAAATCACATGAAGTCGCTAACTACCTTGTAGAGCAATCTATTAGTGAAAAGAATTTAAAGATACTTGGTTTACGAGAGATACAAAAATCCATTGAGAAATCATCCAAAAGCTTAGTAGACGACAAGATAAGCCTTATGGGTTTAAATGGCCAATACAAGTCTATTCAGAACGAGATAAGAAAGAACAAAGATAGCGGGTTGTTCTACTTCCAAGGTATGAACGACCTAACGGCAGACAGCGTAAAATCATTAGACGGTTTTAAGATAGCGTGGTTTGAGGAAGCGCAGAACTCAACACGTAACACATTAGAGATATTACGTCCTACAATACGAGAAGACGATTCTCAGATAATATTCACATGGAACCCTAAGTTTCCTGATGATGCTATTAGTGAGTTTTGTGAGCAAATGAAGAACGAGCCAGACTGCTTAGTTATTCACGTAAACTACACGGAGAATCCGTTCATTAGTAACGTTGTCCACCGTGAAGTTGAGCTAGATAAAAAGAATAACCCTGAAGGCTTTAACCATATTTGGTTAGGCGAGTATGACACAACCTTTCATGGTCATTACTATGCCAAGCTATTAGAGCAAGCTAAAGAGGAAGGGCGCATAACGCTAGTACCTAAAAAGGCTGGCGTTGATACTATCTGTGCATGGGATTTAGGCCGCGCTGATTATACAGCTATATGGGTTGCGCAAGTCGTAGGGCTTCAGGTTAGGATTATTGATTACATACAAGACCAGTTTGAAGACTTAGATTACTACGCGGATTGGGTTAAGGATAAAGGATACAACAACTTCCACGGACTGCCACACGATGCAGGACATTCAAGGTTAGGAATGCTTGGCTCTATCCAAGACCAACTAAGAACAATGGGATTAACAAACTCTATTGTAATGTCACCCATGAAGGTAGATGCAGGCCGTAAGTTAGCTAAGACGCTAATAAAAGAAAGCTACATAGACGAGATTAACTGCAAAGACGGACTGCAAGCTTTAAGACATGAGAAATCTGTCAAGGATGAGAAGACAGGACGATATAAAGAGATTCACGAATTAGACGGCGCGGCGGCTTTTAGGTATTTAGCTCAAGCATTAAATTTACAACAGGCGACACACGCACCGCCTGCACCACCTAGACAATCAAGAGCTGGCGCTTCTGGTTGGATGGGATAACAGGAAACAATATGAAATCAAAAGATAAAGACGGCGACCTCTTACAGGACGCTAAGGACAAGTTTGCCAACTGCCAAGAGTTCTATGAGGACTTGTACAACGATGGACAAGACGACCAACAGTTTTTATACGGCATAAACCAATGGGATGAACGCGATGTTGCTAAGCGAGAGAAAGAGCGCAGACCTGCTTTAGTATTAAACCAGTTACTTCCTTATGCTCACCAAGTTATTAACGACATCAAGCAAGCAAGACCTGCTATACGTGTAAGCCCTGTAGATGATAAGGCTGACATTGACACAGCAGAAATCTATCAAGGTATTATCCGCAACATTGAAAGACAATCTAAAGCTAACATAGCCTACGATACAGCCGCTATGAACTCAGTAGGCGCTGGAGTTGGTTGGATACGTATATCAACTGACTACGCTGATGAGATGAGCTTTGACCAAGAGATTAGTATTGACCGTGTTATGAGCTTCCGTTCAGTTTACCTAGACCCACAGTCAACCTCACTTGATGGCTCCGATGCTGAATATGCTTTCATCTTTGACAATATGCCTAAAGAGGACTTTGAAAGAGAATACCCAGACGCAAACCCAGTTAGTTTTGAATCAGGTAATGAGGATTGGTACACAGACGATACAGTTCGGATAGCAGAGTTCTTTTACAAAGATTACGATGAACGCGAAATAGTAGAAACAGACAACGGCGTTATAACTAGAGCCGAAGCTGATTTACTTGAAGAGGCTGGCCTACCGTTTGAAGAGCTAGATTCCCGTAAGGTACAATTCACAGTCATTAAGCATTGCATACTAAGCGGCGAAGAAATCCTAGAGAAGACAGAATGGGCAGGTAAGTTTATCCCTCTTGTTCCTGTCTACGGTGAGGAAGTTTGGCTAGACGGACGTAGAGAGTTTCATTCTCTTATCCGTCAAGCTAAAGACGGCCAACGCATGTATAACTATCATCAAACCTCGCATACAGAGTTTGTAGCCCTACAGCCTAAAGCGCCTTACGTTGCGGCAGTTGGTTCGTTTAAGTCTTATGAGGGTGAGTGGACAAATGCGAACACAGAGAATTATCCTTTCCTAGAATACGATGTAGTACACGATAAGAATAATCAACGTGTCGAACCACCTACACGCGCTATGCCTATCCAAGGCTCTCCAGCTATGATGCAACAAGCAGAGAACGCCAAGCAAGATATCCGTAATGCTCTTGGTATGCATGAAGCCTCAATGGGGCAACCTGGCAACGAAATATCAGGCATTGCAGTTCGTAACCGTCAAATATATGGCGACAATGCAAACTTTCACTTCATGGATAATCTATCCTCTTCAATCTCACAAGTTGGCTGTATCTTAGTTGACTTAATCCCACGCCTTTACAATAAGAAAAAGATTACACGTATCTTAGGTGAAGATGGTGAAGAGGAAAATGTTCCTATTAACCAGTCATTCATTAAGGATAAAGAAACTGGCAACGCTAGACCTATCGAACAAGGCGAAAAAGCAGACGGAATCTACGACCTTAAAGCAGGTAAGTATGATGTTGTTTGTGATGTAGGCGCAAGTTACTCAAGCAAACGTCAAGAGATGGCTGATATGTTATCCGAACTGTATTCTAGAGACCCAACATTAATGGCAAAAACTGGTGATATATTCTTTAAGAACTTGGACATGCCAGGCTCTCAAGAAATATCAGACCGTATTAAATCCCAAATGCCTCCCGAACTATTAGGTGATGACCCTATGGCCGATAAGCTTAAACAAGCGGCTGAAATGGTTAAGGGCTTAGAAGAACAGCTTGCCAATTACGAGGCGGCGCTTAAGGACAAAGAACAGAACACCAAGTTTGAACAAGCCACTAAGTCTGAAGAACTTCAATTAGAGCGCGACAAATTCAAGGTTGATGCTGAAAAGACTAAGGCGGACATAGATAAGATTTACGCTGATATCCAAGGTGAGAACGCAGACACGCAAGCTCAAGCAATGGCTAATATCTCTGGTATTACAGCCGATGTATCAGACCTTAAACAAACAATGGAATTAATCCTAAACGATATCGAAGAAGGTATTGAGGATAATCTGGATACTCCCGAACCAGTTAATACGGGTGCAACGCAATAAGAAAGCGAACACATGAACGACCCACAAGGCGTAACAGCCGACACGGTAGAAACACCTACTGAAGATAGCCCAGCTATCGAAGCGAACGATGCTATTAAAGCTCCTGAGGCAGAAGAGGCGAAAGCCGAAGCACCAGCAGAAGAGGTAGAAGTTGATTATAAATCCGAGGCCGAAAAACTACAGAGAGATTCTGAAGGCAAGCAAGCCAAGATAGATAAACAGCGGGCGGCGTTATCAGCGGCTAATAAACAACGAGAGGAGTTACAAGCTCAACTTGCTACAGTACAGCAAGCGCAAGCTAAAGCCCCTGAGCAACCAAATATTGATGACTTTGACACACATGAAGACTACGTAAATGCCTTATCAGATTATAAAGCACGTTCGCAGTTTGAAAAGTTAAAGGCTGAAGATTTAATCAAGCAACAACACGACCTAACTCTAAAAACTAATAAGGAACAAGCGGACGCTTTCTCAAAAGTAGAGCAAGAATACCGCCTTGAAAACCCTGATTACGATAGAGCAAAGACCGAACTGCAAGACCATTTAAAGCTAGCCCCCGTTAGAGATGACGTAGGCAATGCAATATATGACCAAGCGGCAAGAGAAGGTGGTTTAGCGCAAGTAATTGATTATTTTGGTTCCAACGGTGGTGAGAATTTACCTGAATTTGAAAAGATATGTAGCCTAAGCCCAATTGAGGCGGCGGTTGAAATCTATAAAGTCCAGCAAACACTCAAGAATGTAACTCCAACAAAAGAAAAACCACTACCCAAGCCACTTAAATCCGTCAAAGGGACGGCTACGGCTACAAAAGCGTTAGGTAAGTCCTCTGGCTCTGACATTTTGAAATGGGTTAATAGCTAAATAGGAGAATATCATGGCTAACGTATTTAATAACATTCAAGACGCACCTGGCATCATTGCTAAGGCGGCGGCTCAAACACTGAAAGATAATCTTGTCTTTTGTAACACTATCGACCAAGCAGACGCATCTGACTATGACGGTAAAAACGGCTATAAAGCTGGAGAGACTATCTACACATCAAAGCCAGCTCGTTACGTTCCGCAAACTGCTTTCGACATTACCTCTACTATTCAGGATAGCGTTGAAGAAAAAGCGGCTCTAACATTGGATACAATTTCCACTGTTGGTATGGAAATCAACTCTTTTGAATTTGCTACAGATGTAGAACTTAAAGACACTATCAAGCGTTTTGTTGTTCCTGCGGCTGAAAGTATTGCTCAAAATGTTGAAAATCGTTTCATTCAAAAAGCTGTTGACGCAACGTACAATTCAACTGGAACAGGTGGCTATACAACCGCTGACATTCTAGCGTCACGTACTAAGCTTCAACAAAACTTAGCAAGACCGGGTAATAGAAGTTTATTGCTTGATAGTGTTGCAATGGCTGAAGCTGTTGATGCTCGTAAGGGGTATTTCAACAAGTCTACAGAAATTGATAAACAGTATCTTAATGGTGAAATGGGTGAAGCTGATAGCTTTACTTGGTATGAAAATGAGCTTGGTGGTACACACGCTAACGGCGCGGACGTAACTGGGGTAGCTGTAAATGATGCTTCCGTTTCTGAAGGTGCTAGTGTGTTGACAGTTGATGGCGCAGGTGCGGCACTTACTGTTGGTACGGTCTTCACTATTGCGGATGTATTTATGGTTCACCCGATTACTAAAATTGCTACGACTGTTTTACAGCAATTTGTTGTCACAACTTCTAGTGCAACTGTACCGGGTATTAGCCCAAGCTTGTACGCCGCTTCTGGTGGATTACAAAATGTTGATGCGTTACCTGCTGATGATGCCGCTTTGGTGTTTGTTGGCGCGGCGACAACTAACATTAATCAAGGTCTAGCTTACCACAAAGACGCATTTAAGATGGTTTCAGTACCATTGGTAATGCCTACTGCGGTTGAGGTAGCGGCGCAAGAAACTGTTGACGGTATTACCGTTGCTGTTATTCGTGCCTTTGATGTCTTGGAGCGCCGGATGGTTACTCGTCTTGACTTCCTTGGCGGTTTAAGTGCTGTTCGTCCTGAATGGAGTTCAAGACTACCTGCGGCTTAAGTTAATAGAGCATCCCCTTACGGGGGTGTTCGTTTAAACTAAGAAGGAGAAAACTATGGTTGAATTAACTAAGGGCGAAGAAGTAAGAATCTTCGATGCAAACTCTGCCAAGGCGGCGTTACGTTCTGGCTGGTGTGAAGTTACCAGTGTTGAAGTTAAAGAGGTTAAGAAACCTAAGAAGAAACTATTCAAAAAGGCTAGCGAATGACAACAGCGCGTGACCTAATTAAATCATCATTACGTAAGATAGCTGTATTAGGTACGGGTTCCTCTTTGGATTCTAACGAGGCGAACGATGCCTTACTAGCTTTGAACTCAATGATTGCTTCATGGTCAGTTGAGGGCAACCTTGTTTATACTGAGACCATTGAAACATTCCCCCTAGTTAGTGGTGACGGAGAATACACAATAGGTACTGGTGGCGACTTTAATACGACAAGACCAACCAAGATTGTTACGGCTTACACATCTTCAGGCTCTTTAGATTATTCCCTGTCTAAGTACGGGCAAATTCAATACTCACAAATAGGCTTAAAGACTACTCAAGGCATACCAGAGATTTACTATTATAATGCTGGATATCCTTTAGGGACGTTAAGGATTTTCCCTTTACCTACAGGCGTTTCTACTATTACGATTTACTCTGAGAAGGTTCTAACTGAGTTCACGGACTTAGACACAGTGTTTGCGATGCCTCCAGAGTACGAGGACGCGCTAGTTTACAATCTAGCAACACGTATAGCCCCTGAGTACGAAAGACAACCTATGCCTAACGTCACCTCAACGGCGGTAGAAACTAAACGGGTATTAGAATCACAGAATAAGCGCAATGATAAAGTTATCTCAGGTGTGGATGTTCCTGCCCAAGCAAACCGTAGAGCAAATGGAAACATATTTAGAGGTTATGAATGATAATACCGTTCGTAGGCCAAACCTATCAAATGGAGGCCGTTAGCTTTGACAACCAGAGGTCAGTTAATTTATATCCTATATTATCGGAAACGGGTGATAGCAAAAGTGTTTCTGCTTTAAGGTCAACGCCTGGCTTAAGTGTGTTTTCTACTCCAGGCGGCGGTAGTATTCGCAGCGGTATCGAGAGTGCAAATAGAGCTTTCTTTGTATCAGGCACAGGCTTTTACGAGCTTGGCACAGATGGTACAGAGACTTTAAGAGGAACGATGCTAACGGCTACAAGTATTGTTTCAATGGAAGAAAACCCAACACAAGTAATGATAGTAGACGGAGAATATGGGTATATTTTCAATAGAACAACAAACGTCTTTACACAGATAACAGATTTAGACTTCCCAACGCCAAGCGATTTAACTTTTCAAGATGGTTATTTTATCGTAACAGAAAAAGCTAGTGCGAAGTTCTATGTTTCAGCTTTAAATAATGGATTGTCATGGGGTTCTGGTGCTTCTGACTTTACAACTGTTGAAAGCTCACCTGATGACCTAGTTGGCTGTAAGTCTGATAGCTCTAATCTTTGGATGTTTGGAACGAAAAGCACTGAAGTTTATCAAAACACAGGCTCAACCTTTCCTTTTACTAAAGTAATTGGCGCAAGTATTGAAACAGGTTGCGCGGCACAAGGTACAATTCAAGAGCTAGATAATGCTTTGATATGGCTTGGTACAGATGAAAATGGTGATTCAGTCGTATGGAAAACTAACGGCTATAACGCTGTAAGGGTTTCAACGCAGGCCATTGATAAGAAAGTTTCCGAAGGTACTAACTTCAACGAGTCTTACGCATGGGTTTATCATGAACGCGGCCACGCTTTTTACATGCTTCAGGTTAAAGGTTTGAATACGACTTTATGCTTAGACCTAGCTACAGGTGCATGGCATGAACGAGTATATAGAAACCCTATGACGGGCGCAGAGGAACAGCATAGAGGCTCTTGCCACGTGTTCTTTAATAAACAGCACCTCGTAGGCGACAGACAGACCAACGAAGTGTTTGTTATGTCGTTAGAAACTTATTCAGACAATGGAAACCCATTAGTTAAGAGAAGAATTTCCCCCCATTATGACGAGGAAAAAGCCCTTATAACTCATGCCCAGCTTGAGCTTGATATGGAAGTAGGAGTCGGAACAGTCTCAGGACAAGGAAAGAACCCACAAGTCTTTATGAGATATTCTGACGATGGTGGGCATACGTGGTCAACCGAACTCTTGAGAGATATCGGAGCAATAGGGAATTACAGAACAAGGGTTAAGTGGAATAAGTTAGGACGCTCAAGAGATAGAATTTATGATGTCAGTATAAGTGACCCTGTTTTTGTTCAGATTAACGAGGCGTATCTTAATGGCATGTAGCCCACCACCAATTCAGCAAGAGCCAACTAATTTAGATACTAAAAAGTTTAATCAATTATGGTCATTATGGTTTATATCTATTTGCGATGAAATTAACACTATTGATGGGGGAACTCCTTAATGCCTGTTGATAAGCAAATACAGATAAGAAGGGGAACGGCTTCTGAATGGACAAATGCAAATCCCACGCTTGCAAATGGCGAAATGGGTTTTGAAACCGATACCAAAAAGATTAAAGCAGGTGACGGCACAACCGCATGGACTTCATTAAGTTATGTCACAACTTGGGGAGTTTCTGGCGCAGGTGAAGTCAATACAGCTTCTAATTTAGGAACAACTACATATGGCCTGTACGCTTCTAAATCTAGCGTTGATTTGCAGTTTAAATCTCTCACTGCTGGAACAGACATAACTCTTACAGCGAGTGGAACAGAAGTTGAAATAGCTTATTCTGGTAGTGCTGGCGCTCCGGCATGGGGTGATGTTACAGGGACTTTATCAGACCAGACAGATTTGCAAAGCGCATTAGACGCAAAGCAAGATAGCGGCTCTTATCAACCTTTAGCCACAGTGCTGACAAATACAACGGCAAGTTATACTTCGGCACAAGAAACTAAACTATCAAACATCGAAACTGCGGCGGATGTAACTGACACAGCTAATGTCACATCGGCTGGCGCTTTAATGGATAGTGAAGTTGATGCTGACATTAAAACATTATCACTCCCTGCCAGTACGACAATCAGCGCGTTTGGTGCTTCATTAATTGATGATGCGGCGGCTTCTAATGCTAGAACAACTCTTAATGTGGATGTAGCTGGAACGGATAATTCAGATAACAACGCTGTAAACAGCCTTTATAGTGGCCTTGTAACTAACTCTAATCATTCAGGCGATGCAACAGGGGCTACGGTTCTTACACTGGCCACGGTTAATTCAGATGTAGGCTCTTACACTGGAGCTAATATAACAGTAAATGCAAAGGGCTTAATTACAGCGGCGGCTAGTGGTTCAGGTGGCGGCTTTACTCCTGTAATATTTTACGCATTGGGAACTGGTTCGGCTAACTTAGGAACTTCATTAGGGACAATTCCTTTAGCTTCTGCGGCTTTTGCAGGTACAGGTTACACTTTATCTTCTAATCAAGTCACTATTGGTTCTGCTTTAAATGGTAAAAAGGCTTTTGTCTCATGGTCTGTTGCAGGAAACGGAGCGAGTAACCGTGTAGAAATAAGAAGTGAGCTTCAAGTTAATACAACCCGTGTTAAGGGTTCCTCTAACTATACAGCTAGAAATGGAACACAAAATCAAGGTGGAGTTCAAGGAATACACTATCTTACATTGGCGACTAATGATGTTATACGGGTTCAGGCGTTAAGAGCTGGTTCAACTTGTAATTTAATGGCTGATGAAACTCATTTATCAATAGAAACTTTAGAATGATAAGAGAGGCAACCGCCAAAGATATTCCAGTTATATTAGATTTATATAAAAAGGGTTTAGAAGAATTAGGTTGTTTTGATTGGCAAGAAAGTTTACTTTTAAAAAAGGTTGTCAACTCATTTCATCTAGCACCCTGTTTTTTACTTGAATTAGATGATATAGTAGGCATGGCAGGTTTTACCACTGTCACAACTTCCCATAATGGGGTTGCAACGCTAAATGATTACATGTTTTACGTACTCCCAGAGTATAGAAACATAAAGAATCTAGGCGGATTAGTTGAAGGCGTTAAATCGTTTGCAGACACACACGGTATGCCCCTCAGACTAGAATTTTTAACAAACAACGATGAAGAACTTAGAAAGCGTGTGCTTAAATTGCATGGTTTCAAGATTTATTCAGTAGTAGGAACTTATAATGCTTAAATTATTAGACCCATTTTATTATATTGATTACAAACATGAAAACCATAAAAGTGGCGGTGGCGGTGGTAGCGATACATCAGGTTTAGAGGCGGCCACAAAAGCGGCTACAGCATTACAAGAGAAGATTTACGACCAAACCCGCGAGGATACACAACCTTGGTATCAAGCAGGTGTAGGTGGCATTAATATGCTTTCTGACTTGTTGGGTATTTCAGGCGGTTCTGTTCAAGACAGGCAAGGTATCTATGATGAGCTTTTACCTCAGTACACTTCACAAGGCGGAGGAAATGCATCAGGTATGTTTCAAGACCAAGACGGCAACCTTAAGGCGGGTAGTTACTTTGATGGTTTAGAGCAAAACGCATGGGGCGGGTATTCTGACAGACAGGCTGGAACAGAATACAACAAAGATGGTGACAATTATAATCAAGTAGGTAACAGAGGGAACGGCACACCTAACGTATGGAGTCCCCATACAAGCGGAAGCGGTGGAGAGACAGACTTTGATGCGCTAAACGCCGCCGTAGAGGAAAGACTAGGCTCACAAACAACCCCAGAAGGCTATGGCTCTTTACTTGAGCGATTTGATATGAGCAAGTTTGAACAAGACCCTGGCGCAGAATACAGACGCTCTGAGGCTGAAAAAGCTTTACAACGTCAAATGTCAGCACAAGGCGTAACTCTTGGCGGCGGTGGATATGGTGAGATTAACCCTCAAGTTGCTAGAGCAATGGAAGAACAGTCTCAAGGCATCGCTTCACAAGAATATGGCGCGGCTTATGACAGATACAACATAGACAACACAAACACATATAACCGCCTTATGGGCATAGCTGGTATGGGTCAAGGCTCAACAAGCTTAATGTCTCAGTCAGGGCAGAATTACGCTAACAACGTTGGTAACCTACAAACAGGATTAGCAGGCGCACAGTTGCAAAATCAACAAGCGGCAAACTCACAACCAAGCATGTTTAGCCAACTCTTAGGCGGCGCGGCTCAAGTAGGCGGTTCTTATGCTGGTTCTGCGGCGGGCGGTGCTCAATTGGCAAGCTTATTCTCAGACGTTAGATTAAAAGAAAACATTGAATACGTAGGTGTTAAGAACGGTCATAAACTGTACGAGTTTAACTACAAAGGCCAAGACCCACGCTTTAGAGGTGTTATGGCTGATGAAGTCCAAGAGACACACCCTGAAGCTGTTCAAGAGGTTGATGGCTTCTTAGCTGTAAACTACGACATGCTAGGCTTAGAAATGGAGCGCGTATAATGGCTTTTGAGAACGTATTTCAAAACATAGACTTTCAATCTGGTAACAAGATGCAAATGGCACACCAAAACCAGCTTATGAACGCTATAGGCCAAGGCATAGGTAACTACGAGCGCGGCCAAGATAGAGAATTAAAACAAAGACAGTTAGAATATAAGCGTAATGGTGACTTTGAACAGATAGCACAACAAGAAATTAATAACATTGCACTTGGTAATGCCCCTACTGAAAGAGGGCAGGCGGCTATTCATACAATGGCACAAACTAAATCAGATGCGGTCTACACTGACCCAGTAACACAACAATTAACTGTAAGACCAAACCCGTATAAGAATATGGGTGGCGCTTTAGGCAATGCAGTTGGTGGTATTCCTAACGCTGAATTTTCTCAAGGAGGGCAAGTCCCCCAAGTTAATTTAGATAGCCTAATGGGTGAGCAAAGAGCAATGCCGCCTTCTAATATGAGGTTAAGCGTCGATGACCTACAGCAAAACCCTAATGAATACGGCGCTGGAGATGGAAATAATCCTTATAACCCAGCACATCATTATACATCAACTGATGGGATAGAAACATATCAAGCTGGCGGTATTTTAGCAGATACGCCTGCGGGTTTAAAGATGGAAGAAGAAAGCAAGCGAAAGTTAAAAGATGCGGAAGCGGGAGAGCTTCTTAAGAGAAATATTCAGGGTATAGAGCGGTTTTCTGATACACAAATGACAGCCGCGAACTTTGCAAATCGTATGGTAGAATCGACTAATATTATTGACGGCCTTTTAAAAGAAGATAGCACCGCCAATAAGGGCAGGACAGGTAAGGCGGGGTTAACAAAAAGTTTTCTTGATATAATGCCGCTTGGTGATTTTGGCTCAGGAACGGGTGAGGCTTTAGTAGCATCGGGCGCGACTGAGAAGCAACAACAATATTTGAACGCGGCTGAAAACTGGCTTTCTGCTAACTTAAGGAAAGAATCTGGAGCAGTGATTTCCCCTAGTGAGATAGCGCAAGAATATAAAAAATATTTTCCTATGCCCACAGACAAGGGCGCAGTAATAGAACAAAAAGCCATAATGAGAAAACACACACAAAAAGGCATGATTGGTCAATCCGCTGGTGCTTATCAAGGGGTATTTGGCAAGAAATCACAGGCGCAAAAACCTAAAGAACCTTCCCCAGAACAAATCAAAGCAGAAATACAAAAGCGGCAGGGGCGGTAATGGATTTAAGCCAATATTCAGATGAAGAGTTGCAAGCAATGTTGCCTCAAGAAAACACGCCTGATATGTCAGTATATAGTGACGAAGAATTACAGGCAATGCTACCACCTGAACCAGTTGAACGGCCTCCTTTAGAGCCACATCAAGAAGGTCACGTAGGTAATTTAAGAGCTGGCTTGGCTGGTGCGGCAGATATGGGTTTATTCGGATTTGCTGACGAGGCAAAAGCAGGCTTACAGGCGGCAATAAGAGCGCCCTTAGACCCTAATATAGAATACGGCCAAGCTTACGACCAATTCCTAGACAAGGCACGAGGCAACGCGGAAGCCTTACAAACAGAATCACCATACGCTTACGGCGGTGGTCAAGTAGGGGGCGCTATTGGTGTTCCTATGGCGGCGCCAAAAGCATTAACAAAAGGACTAGCTTATGCCTCATCAAAAGGACTCATACCAAAAGCACTTGCCTATTCTGCACTTGGAGCTGGTTCGGGGGGTTTATACGGTGCGGGGTCAGGTGAAGGCGCGGCAGACAGACTGGACAAATCATTGGATTACGGAGTTTGGGGTAGTGTTGGCGGTGCTGGTGGTGCTGTGGTGGGGACTTTATTAACCAAGGCGCAAAAGGTTTTTGCTAAGAAATTAGCTTCTCGTGCGGCGAAGAAAACAAAACTAATAGCGAAACCTTTAGAGGAATTAGTAGAAAAGCAAGATATCGTTCCTGCCGCTGTTGGTGGAGAAGGTGCTTACGGAAAAGTTAATAAGGCTTTAAAGCAAGACTTCGGAGTTGATTATGATGATGCATTGAAAGCATTTAAAGAGGGTGACGTTTCGCTAGCCGAATTAAACGGTAGTAGAACACGAACACTTGCACAAGGCGCGGCTCAATACTCAGGTGGTAAGGCAAAGGCGCAAGAGTTCTTTGACCCTAAAATAGCAGGTTCTTACGATAGAGTTTTAACTAATCTTAGTGAGAATGTAGCCGATATTGAGAATTATCACACAACGGTAGACGACTTACTTAATGCAGGCCGTAAGAAAGCTTCCCCATTGTATAAGAAAGCTTATGATGCTGAATTTGCGCCAAGCGATAAGATAAACGACCTCTTAAGCAGACCAGCAGGAAAACGTGCCAAGATTAACGCTGATGAGATAGCGGCCAACGAAGGAATAGAGCTAACTAAAGAAAAACCATTTGTTTTATTTGATTACGCTAAACGTGGCTTTGATGATGTTATTGAAAAATACAGAGATAAGACCACAGGGGTTCTTAACCTTGATACTGAAGGCAGAGCGATTAATCAACTCAGAGCCGATTACGTTGCAGAGCTTAAAGCTCTTAATCCTGATTACAAGAAAGCTTTGGCTAAAAGTGGAGACTATCTATCAGCACAAGACGCTATGGACAAAGGCCGCAAGGTACTTAAAACTGATAGTGATTTAATCGCTAAGAACTTTAAGAAAATGTCCCCGCCTGAAAAGCAAGCCTACCAATTAGGATTAGGTAAAGCTATTCGTGATGAAGTGGGCAAGGTTGGAGAAAGTGCAAATCCTTATAAGAGGATTCTAGGCTCCCCTGAGAAGCAGAAACGAATAAGCGCAGTTCTTACCCCTAAACAGTACCAAGCCCTTGAGCGTGGCTTAAAGTCCGAAGATAGACTATTTAAGATGCGTAACGAGATATTAGGCGGAAGTATAACGACAGGTAAGGGAGAGGCAAAAAATATGGTTTCAAGCGCGGCAGGGGCTGTTGATGATATTACACAAATCCCACGCAAAACCATGGTTGGCGGCTTAAGAGCTTTATATAAGGGTATGGATGAAAAAACAGCATCAAAAATTAGCGAAATTTTGTATGAAACCGACCCGACTAAAAAACTTGTTATATTAGATAAACTCTCTAACTCTAAAGAATTTACCCTTCCAGAACAACAAGTGGTTAAAAAAGTATATTTTGAAGCGGCGGAGAAATTCGACATTATGAAGACAACAGGAGCAAGCGCAGGCGGCGCAATACCAGGTACAATTAAAGAAAGACAAGAGTAATGGCGGCTCAGACAATACCGTTAGATTATTACGTAACAGCACAAGAAAAATATCACGGAGCCTATAGGAGGGCGGAACCATCGCAAAATTATCACCGACATTTTTTCAACAATTAGACAACAACGGCGACCCTCTAGCAGGCGGCAAGCTTTTCACTTACGAGACAGGAACGACTACCGATAAAGTCACCTATACGAGTGAAGATGAAAGCACCGCCAACGCTAACCCAATTATCTTGGATGCGGCGGGCAGAGCTGATGTATGGCTAGACTCAGGCTCTTATACGTTCCTATTAAAGGATTCTGCTGATGTCACAATAGACCAAATGGATAACATAAGTGGCGCGGCTTCTAATGTGTTTGGCTCTGATGTTGTTGAGGTTTCTACAAATACGAACGTAACTACGGCTAACCAGAATAACTTACTTGTTTGTACGGCGGCTCTTACGCTTTCATTATTGGATGTTGCAACGGCTGAAGAGGGCTT